AAACTCTACAGAACTATTATCATTAGAAACTGCATACCACTTTTTACTTTCTCGATTGTATACTGCTGCAAAAAGACCCGCACTCTCCGCAGCCGTATTACCCCACACTTTCGAGCCGAATCGAGCGTCAGGTGTAGAGGCTCCCCAGATTGCGTAAAAAACATTATCGGTGCCTCCGCTATCATTCGGCCTAACAGCGACCTCAAAAGGAGTTTGAATTTGAGCAGCAGTAGACAGAGTTCTTGTAGTATTGTCGGGTAGGACATAAGTACCTGCTGTTAGATATATCTCACCGGGATCAGTGTCAGCAGTACCATTATTAGAGTTTGGTATTACTTGTATGTTCCAGCTTCCCCCACCCCAGTTAATTCCTGGTACGGGAGACCCCGCTGCACCGTAATCGCTGTACCCAAGAGGACCAAACTGAACTGCGTCTACATTAAAATTCGTGGCGAAAAAGCTCGAGTCAAGGTATAGAGGGGTAGTAGCGGATGGGTGTGTTTCTGTATGCTCTAAAGTGCCGTTTTTATAAAATCTAAAAGCAAAACCGTCAAATGTTAGACTAAAAATATCCCCTACTGAAAAAGATATATTCGTTTTTAGTGGTTGTGAAAGATTTCCATCTTTTAGAATACTGGCGGTACTACTTATATACCAAGCATAGTCAATACTATTAAAATGATCACTTGCATCGGGGGCACTATCTAATCCCATAGAAAAAGCTTTAAAAGCATTCGTTACTTTAAACGAAACAAAAGCAGTATTAAAACCATTTTTTGAAACTGCGTCCGTGTCCCATTGGCCCGCAGTCCCGCCGCTAACTGATATTCTATTTCCTGTAAATGTGAGCGTTTTACCACCGCTTGCTATTAATGTTAAAGTCTCTAGACCTACGTCGTCGGGCGTGGTATTTTCATTAAGAGTATTATCTACGGTAAGGTCCGTTCCTCCAATAGTTACGGTACCAGCAAACCCCGCACCGGCGTCCTTACTGTAGAAATATTTTGTTTCTACAACATTATTCGATAAATCAAACTTAGAACCAGAAGTAGAAAAATCACTACTTCCATTATCTACATAATTCGCACTTTGTATAGAGCCTGTAGTAATTCTGCCCCCATCAATTGTGGTAGTACCACTGGGCCCTAAATCAGACGATTCAAGAGGGTCTATAGTACTAGACCCGTCGGTAAGAGTTGTTCCGCCACTAAAAGTAACTACTCCTGTAAAGGAAGTTTGTTGTACAACACTACTATATGAAGTGGTAATTGTGGTAGAGCCTGCCGATGCTTCCGTGCCATAATATCTTACGGTATAAAAAGTGTTGGAGGACGTAGCATCCTGAGTATTTGGAGAGTTTTTCCAAACATTTGTAGTACCGGCGTCATTAATCCCTGTACCAGAAACTACTCCAGTTGAAAATGTATAAGTAGCTCCTGTAGGTGCTGAGGGAGCTCCTGTAGTTGTTTTTTCATAATACAAGTAGCCCTGAATAGTTCTTAGTCCGTCGTCTCCAGCAGCTCCGGTAGCTCCGTCGGCTCCGTCGGCTCCGTCGGCCCCATCTGTTCTCTGGGAATATATTACTGGAGTAGACCAACTAGAATCTTGCCCATCGCCAGACCCCGTAAAGTATCTACTAGACGCATAAACAATGTCACCATTAGTCGATAAAGAGGGTACGGAATATTGCCAAGAAGTATTACCGCTCAGGGGATCACTGAAAGAACCCGAACTGTTATTTATACTATTACTATTTAACCTAAAAATTGTGGTAAATCTACTTGCTTCGACTTCGCTATATAAATTTGGACCGGACCATGCGTTGTCTTGGGGAGTTTGGCCGTCTGACGTAAAGGTTCTTGTTATTACGTAAATTTTATCTCCTGCAGTAGTAATAGCTGGGACAGAATAGTCCCACCCAGTTTCCACACCACTCTTAGGATCAGAAAAAGTGCCTTGAGTATTATCAGAAAGAGTAGAATCATTTAGTTTATATAAATTAACAGTTCTTCCACTCTGGCCTGTTGACCCATCTACTGACTTAGAAATGGTGTATTGCTGCTGCAATGTAACGCTAGGGCTATTAATAACTGCTTCTAATAAGAAGGTTTCTTGAGAGCTTGTCCAAGCGCTATCCTCCGTAAGCGTGTATGCACCTGTATTTGCATCTATTGTGATTTTTAATCCATTTAAAGTTGATGTAGTACCGCCGCCATTTAGTCTAAAAGTTATATTTGAGGTATTATTAACTTCTGTGGCCCCTATATAAGCTCTAAATGTTCCTCCGGCATCTGTTAAGTTATTATTTAATGTACCATCGCTTGCGGCCGATTCTACATGTGCTGAATTGGTTAGATAGCCTATTACAGAATCCGAACCTTCCTGTACTCCGAAAATGCTTATAGTATCAAAAGCTTCTGACGCTGTAGGGGCTGTAGGTCCTGCAGTGCCGTTTGCAGCTTCTACTTTCCACGTGTCAGAGCCTGCAGCGCTGGGAAATTGAGTAATACCAAACGAATACGTGGGAGTTTGGCTCCAGCCTCTTCGTTCCGTACCATCTTGCAAAAATCTATAATAAACTGGAGGATTAGTATCAAATCCCTGTGCATCTGCGGAAAGAGTTATTGAACTATTATCTACAATATTCCCAGCACCATTAAACTTTACTGCGTATCTGTCAGAAGTTAGTTTAACACCCTTACCTCCGACCCCTGAGGCTCCTGTGGGTCCTGTGGCGCCTTGAGTAGTAGCAAAAGTCTCTAAAGAGTATACGCCAGAAGTCTTAGAGATTTTAGCTACTATAAAGTCTAAGAAAAGATTAATTCTAAAAGACTGTTTATAAATATCCGTACCAGAAGATACAGCTCTATTTATATATTGACGAGTAGTAATTGACGTCGAAGTTAGTTCTTCCACGGTACCATACCAGGCCCCAGTTCCTGAACCTAACTTTATTAAATCCCCAAAACTAAACTGAGTAGTTGCATCTGATGAAGTTGTAAAAGTGTTTGTAAATACAGCCCTATTATTAGAAACTATATTTACTGCAGAAGAAGTATTTACATTCGTGTCCGCTAATCCAGAGGATTGTCCAAAAACCCTCCAATACTGCTCATTTAAAGGGACAGAAGTAGAAGGATCTTGTACGGTAGAGTCTGTTTCTATGTCTAAAAGTACTAAAGAGTTTGCCGATGCATCAAAGGCTATATAAGCTGCCTCTCCATCGGATAAAGTCCCGGCATCTAAACTGGTTACTGAGCTTAAACTAGTAACTACCCCTTGAGGGGACACTATGTTAAAATTTGCATCCTCAAAAGAAAGTTGTCCATTAGACGTATCCAAACTTAAGGAAGTGTCTATAGAGCCCCCTAAAGAAACTCCTAAAATTTCTGAAGACTTCACTAGGCTAGAAGAAAAGTTTTCAGAGTAGTTTTTTATTATTCTAGACCATGGCGACCTTCTTCCTAGTATACTTACAGTTCTTACAAATATTGCCGCTTCTTTAGGAGAAACAAACTCAGTAAAAGATATTGAAGTAGACTTAGTCCCTCTTTTAATTTCCGAAAATCCCGAAGCTGTATAAGGGTGCTTTATTTCGTAGTAATCTACATATTGGTAGTTTTCGTCAGAGTTTAAAACTTTGGGGTGCCCCCATGATATATCTGCTACGTATGAATTTAATACCGTAGTGCTTTCGTACTCCCCGTCAGTGGCTCTTTTTAAAGACAAAGATACGTTTTCGGGAGAAGGTACTTTTTTATTGTCAAAAGTGGGCAAAGGTGTAAACTCAGAGCTTTCTATTACGTACCCCTTATCGATGGCAGAAAACTTATCTTCTAAGTAAAGATGTCCCGAAATATCTAAAGTTTTATCGTCGTTTTCGACAATGTTTAAAACTCTATATTTTTTAGCACCTTTTGCAGTATTTGAGTCAGACGTGTTCGTTATTGTAAAAACAGTTTCAGACGAGGGAACGAAAGAAAAAGCGCTGTCTACTGTTATTGAAGACGTTGTTTGGTTAGAAAGGCTTGTAAAACTTCTAGATTCTACAGAGATTTCCTCGCTCCATTGAAGCTGTATAAACACCCCACTGTCATCAACAGCATTAGAAGCGGTTTCTTTGCTGTTAATATTTGTATACGACGTACCTTGTCCCGCTATTCTAGCCTGTTTTATTTGGTCCCCTCTAACGTATAAAGTACTATTTATTTGGGCGGAATCTTGTTGTAAATACGCAGACGATTCTGAAAAAGTTGCATGAAGCTCATAAGTATCCTGCTCTAGAGGAACGCTTCTATCTAAATATACAGTAGTAGTTGTATGCGATCCCGACTTAGCAAGCCTACCAGAAGCTATAGAATTAGTTCTATTAAAGTCTTGTACATAAATAAGGTCACCCGGCCTAACAAAAGCCCCGTTTATTCCTGTTTTAAACTTAATAAGTTCTGATTCTAATCGCTCTGTTAAAAGTATCCATTTACCTAACCTAGTTGCCTGTCCTTCGGAAGTACACCCAACCGCAACTAAGTCTTTTTTAATAATTTTTCCTTCTTTAAGTATTGATTCTCCATCTTCTACATAAGCTACATCTTGCTTATAGAATTTTTCAGGATTATTCCAAGTTATTGCTACTTGATTTATTCTAAGTCTTTTTGAAGTAGACTCATAAGAAAAATTTCCTCCAAGAACATTTGAGCTAGCAAAAGTATATATAGGAGATTTGGGAGCATCCTGAGAAGCGCTTAATTCTCCCGCACTCCATTTAACTATAGATCTAAAAACACTTGCTAAGTCGTTTATTACTTTGAAGGCTTCTTGCTTAGACTTTAAATATAAATTACAGCTAAATCTAGGCTCCTGCCCTCCTTTTCCGTCTGGAACAAGCTCGTCACAATATCTAGCAATTCTATATAAATCATACTTATTTATGTTTTGTGCAGAAACGTACTCCCCCAGCCCGTACCTATTATTAGTTAGTATATCATAATAAACCCAGGCAGGATTATTACAGTATACTTTTCTATAATTTTCGTGGGATTTATTAGTTCTCCATAACGGGTCTGCTATATCTCCCCTAAATCTTCCATCCCATAATACTTCTGACGAAGTATCGGCTCCTGTAGAGGTATTTCTAGTATACTTTGCTACTCCGCCTGCTTCTTTTGCGGTAAAATAATTTGTAGGGACTTGAATCTTTAATCCCTCAGCTAAGTAACTTCGTTTAGGAATATTCTCAAAATCTGAAGAGCTTACTTTAATGCCGGCTACCGCTGTATTAGAAAAATTTAATTTATCGTTACTAAAGGCAAAAATTGCTTGTAAAAAGCTAGCATTTTGAGTTCTGGATAAGTCTCTTATAGCATCATTTACTGCTGTTACTCTTTCTATTCTTATACGAAAGTTAGAGAAAGGTTTAAATTGCTCTAGGTCTATAACAAACTCTTTTATAAACTCAGTTTTAAAAAAACCTCTAACTATTCCATTATTCATATACGTGGGCTGAAGAGCAAATTTGTCTATTTGCTCCTCTCGAGGGGTACTATCGTCAAGGACTCTACCACTTCTACTATTTATTTCGTCGTCACTAAGTCCAAATACAGGTTTTGAACTAGCTTGAGAAGCTACTGTGCCATCTGAGTTATACCAAATTGCCCCTCTCTTGTACTCAAGATATATTTGAAACTCTGCTCCTGCATCATATTCCGCTCCGGATTTAGAATAGGTAGTAAGAGATGGAAATTGAATATTAATTTTTACCTTATCTATAGTATCTGGAGACCCAATGCTCATGTCTCCTATAGCATCTTTTACTATAGCATCCGCTAAATTCCCTGTATCATAGCTGCTGCCATCCGCTAAAGTTCCAGATCTAGTAGTCTGTTTGATCTCGGTATTAAAAGTGGTGGCGAAGGATGTTTGCCCTCCCCCAAAAGTAGTATCAAATGGGGCTTGGTTTCTTTCTCCGGTACGAGCAACAATTTTAGCGCTTTCAAAATTTTGAAGAGAAGAAGTTTGTGTATCGACCGATGAAGAGTTTAAGGGCAAAATTAAAGCAGAAGCATTATTAAGAGTACTAGTAAAATCAGAACTTAGTAATAAAGAGCTTGCGGACGACACCGACTGTATTTTTCTAACTTCAGAAAGATAGCAGTTGCGAGTGTTAGAAGAGCCATAAGGGCCTCGTGATGCCTTGCTTAGTACTATTCTACTATCGCTTCCCGAAGAGTCTTTACCTATTCTTTCTATTTGAAAGAATTCAACTGCACCATTTTCTCCTGATACTAAAGTTATAGTTCTGCCTATATCTGTGGCTTGCCACGTAGTATTTGGAGTCATTAAGACTTTAGGATGCTTTCTTGCTTTAATGTAAGCGTTACTTATTGAAATAGCTTGAAGAGATGCTACAAATCTTTCTCCTTGTGTAAAATCTAACTCGTTTAAGTCAAAAGAAGGGCTTGGATTAAATGTGTAAGTATTAGCCGTGTTACTATCAGTAGTAAGTTTACCTCTGATAGTTCCCAAACTTTTAGTATCCTCGGAATCTAGTATAGGAGTTCCATTTAGGAATACTCCGGCAGAACCATTAACTATGCCCTCTATCGGGCCTTCTGATAGTAAATCTATAATAGTAGCAACTTGAATTTGAGAGGGCATAGTTAATTTCCTATAATATACGGGCCTGTCTCAGGCTCTTCTCTGTCGGGGAATGTAGGGAATCTAAAAGTATCATGATGAAAAATATCGGGAACAGTATCTATATTACTAAAGTCCGTATCTACTTGATTGTTATTGAATAGTGACTCACCTGAAGGGGTGGGGGTACCGTACCCACTCGCTGAGGGGTTGCTTGAGGCCGTTGTTAAATTAACATGAATAGGGGCTCCTCCTATTAGTAGCTGTCCGTAAAGAATTGGAACAGGCTGTCCTTGCTTTAAAGTAGACTCGGGACCATCAAAAAGCCCGCTTTTTGTTTTTTCATCATTTGCATCGGGAGCTTTAGCAAGCAACTGAGTAAGTCCTTGAAGCCCTATACTTAACCCTACACTTAAAAGAGTGCTAGAGAGAGCTTGGGCTGCTTTAAATCCGGCCGCCTGCGCCCCAGGAATAGGTACAGCCAAAGATAAAGCTATTAGCACTGCGCCCAGTAATATTCTACCCCACCCTTTTCTTGAGCCTGCAGGAATTAGACTTATGTATAACTCTTCTGATCCTAAATTATTAAAAAGTAGTTCTTCAGGCTCTGTTACTAAAAAATCTTTTCCTACTATAGCTAAATCCAGCCCTGATTCAGCTGAATCAATTAAAAATTTTCTAAATCCGTCTGCCTGACAGTCTATGAGACGAATAATATCTGAGATAGATGCCGCCTCCATCTGCCAATTACTTCCAAATTGATCTAACTCTCCAAGAAGGTGTACGTTTCTATTCATTTGGTAAAATCTCTCTAATATCCCCTTCGGGCCATCCAATAATAAGATAAGGTATTTTAATAGCTTTACAAGCCGACTTATCATGAGGACTTGGGTCCGCACTAGAGTCTGAGTGACTATGCACTATTTTTAGTATATCATAGTGTATTTGAGCGTTAATAAACTCTCGTTGATCAAATAAAAATTCTTCTTCAGGAAACTCTGATACATTTTTACAGGGAATCCATATTTCTTCTTTGCCATCGAAAACTATAAGGCCGCACGCCTCTTTAGGATACTCTTTTTCTACATGAAGCAAAATTTCGTCTATCACTGAAAAACCCTCGCAGTGGGAAAGCTGCCAAAAGGCATAACTCGAGGAGCAAGATTGTTTAAAAATCCCGGAGTTGTAACAATAGCTCCTTGAGCAGTACTGACATATTCAAGAGTATTATCATTACTTCGAATAGTTTCCCCACTAATAAAGTCTCCTGTACATCCGGTAAGATGCAAAGTAGTTCCCGTTATTTTTTCAACTCTTGCAGAGCTTTCAGAAGTATCTCCTAGTATAGTATTACCTACGTTTAGGTTGGTAGTTGCTGCAACAGCTAAAGTTACTATTGCACGAGCTTCAAATCTGGCTTTACATGAGTCTATTCGTTTACCACATTTGTCTCCTCTTTCCCAGAGAACCCCCGTTTCAGTAGGAGCAGCCGCAGATTGTTGACTACGGCTAACTGCTTTCCATATTGTATAATTTGGGGTAGTTCCCGTTCTAAAGTAGCTATTATAAGAGGAATCAGTATACACGTTTACGGTAGGAGACCCAGTAAATTGTGTATAAATACGAACCCGTCTCCAATTAGGAGATAACTCAGAAGGAGTTGTGTCTACTCCCGTTAAATTTTGCCAGTAGTCATAGTCAGTTGCTGTAGATAAAGTCCCCGTCTCACTTATTTTAGTTAAACCAGACTTTACTACTTTGTAAAAAGAAAACTTATCTACGGATCCAGAAGAATAAAGAGTAAAAGTTGTTGTAGAGTCTATTAAATATTCATCATCCTCATTCACATAAACATAGGCATAGTTGTCTCCGATAATAATACTTGAGTTTTCCATCCAACTACATCCACCAACTTTTTCCCACTCATTCTTATTTCTTGAAGCTCCTTGATACACCCAGGGGCACCTATTTCCAATGATATTTCTTTTAGGTAAAGTTACTCCTGTAAAATCTATAGGAAGGACTGTAGTAAACACTACCCTGTCTGGGGTTTCGTCCTCTATTCTATCTAAGTAAAAAACATCTCTGGGCAATTCTACTGGGGGATTTGCATCTCCGCTTTCGCCATGTAAATACTTTTTTAAAGTTCTTCTACGTATTACTTTAAACCCTAAAATATCTTCATAAGACAAACTTCCTAGTAATCCGGAAAAACTATCGTTGCCCGAGCTTCTTAAAATATTTGCTATCGTAAGGGTTGGTTGGGGAAATTGACCCTCTGATTTGTGCTCTATACCCTCCAAAGAACTAGGCACTGGATAGTATGTTCTTATTACGCTGGGATTATCATAATCCCTAAACTGAATTAAATTAGTAGAAGTATCTGTAAAAGGTCCGATATCTTCTAAGTAGTTAGTTATGTAAATGTAAGTTGACTCTGCTACTTGAATTTCAAATAGCTCTACATAAGGGGAGTTCCCCGAGTTTAAGGTCTGTAGATCTGCTCCTATGCTCATGGCTCATATACTCTTTTTAGTTTTGCTGTAACAGTTGCTATATTGGGTTGGGGGTGAGAAATACTCCACTGTTCACATATTACCCCCAATGCTTTTAATACCGTAAAACTTTCAGTTGCGGAAGTTACTTGAGGGTCGTAGGTAGTTAATGCTGTTGCAGTATTAGTTCCGGTGCTATCTATAGAGTACCCTTTATCATTAGAGGTGCTTCCTACTACCAAAATCCAGCCATCATCTCCTAAACCCGAGAGTCCGGTTCCTGTAATAGTATTATTTGCTGTAAATTGAGTGCCCGTAGTTGCTGAGGCAAACCCAGGTGGCGAATAAGCAAAAGGCGTAACTGCATTTTTACTTTCGAAAAAGTCTACTATAGCATTTGCCTCTGTTAGGCTTCTATTTTTAAAAGATATAGAAAAAGTTTGCCCTAGAGTATTTATACCATCGGCTATGCGTTGCTCGTATCCGTCTCCAAAAGAAAAACTTCGAATACGCGGTTTTGAACTCTCTGATGCACTTCTATCGACAGTATAAGCACTTCCTGAATCGTCTACTATATTTGTCATTTTGCTAATAAACCTCCGGGTCTTGTTTGGTCCGCTAGCTCTCTTTGAACGAGGCTTGCAATAACATTTCCAAATTCTGAGATATTTTGCGAACCACCTTCCGTAGTTGCTTGGCCCCCTTCCATACTTATATTTACAGCTACATTATTTGTACCCGCACCACCCGTAGAACCTAGATTTACAGGAATTTCTTTTCCATTTGGTAAAGGCACCACGGCTTCGTTATGTCTACCCTCTCCAATAAGCCCTAGAGTAGGCTTGCTTACAACTCCTCCGGAAGAATAAGCTTTCATACCTCCTTGAATAATTCCTCCGCTTGCGAAAGGTAAAATACCCCTTATACCGCTTCCAAGAGAGCCTAAAAGAGAGCCAATTCCTCCTTCTCCGCTAAATAGCCCTTTAAAAATAGAGGCAAAACCATCTTTAAAACTACTAAAAATATCACCAATTTTCTGTAAAAAAGGTGCATCTTTTGAGAATAAATCTTTAAGCGGTTGAAATATACTCGGTTCTGTCTTCACCCCCTTAAACTGTGAGCCGGCTATGTCTCGTGTCGGCATATTTTTGGGAGCTACAAAGAAATTCTGCCTAGAGTCTCCAACAGAGGGCACTTTTTCTTGAGTTGGTTTGTCCTCAATAGAAGGTACTTTTCGTACCTCCGGCACGTTTGCTTGAGTTGATTTGTCAATAATTGGTATATCGGCTGTTCCTAAAGCTTCCCGTATTTTACGTGCTATATAGTCCCCACCACTTTCTAAGGCTATCTGAACTTTTGACCCTGTATTGTCAAGTGCCTCTACAATTTTTTCTTCGGGGGTCATCTTTCCGCCTATCTTTAAAAAGTCTAACGCAGACTTTGTTAACTGGTCAGAAACAGTTCCTGCAACACTAGTCATTACCCCCTTGGCTATGTTTAAAAGAGAGTCTTTTAAGCTGCTTTCTTGATTTGTTATAAGCGCATTAATTGCGCCTCTTAAGTTAGACTCAAATGCTTGAGATGCTGTGTCTATAATTTGGCTTGTATAGTCTAACTGCCTCTGCAAGCTTTTTTCTTTTTCTTGTGCTAAAGAAAGGTCTTCCCGTGCTTGTTCTAAACCTCTATCTCTAGCTAAGTTTGCTCGCTGTAGCTTACCGAAGTTACTTTTTTCTTCGTCTGTGGAAGAACCTTCGCGCATCTTTGTTTGAGCCTTTAGAAACTCTTGCCTACTCTCTCTACCTGCTTCTTGAGCCTGTGCAATTTTTTGCTCGGCATCTACTATAGCTAAAGCATTTCTTGCTAAGTTTACCCGTAGCTTTATTTCTTTTTTGATAAGAGAGGTTTTTCCTCTAAGAGCTTTTTCCTCGAATATGCTCAGCCTTTTTGAAGCCATTTCAATATTGTGCTGCGTGTCTGCAATAGACTTAAAAAGATTTAATTGAAATTCAATTTCCTTTGCACGAGCTTTCTCTATTTTTAATATATCTGCATTTGTCTCTTGTATTTTTGCAGTTGCAGAAAGCTCTGCGTATAGATTTTGTATAAGGGTGTCTTCCTCCCCCATTTTTACTAAAGATTTAAGCATAGAATCTGCTTGTTTTGTATTATCTTTTTGAAGAGCAGCTTGCTGAGTTATATCGCGCCCTAGCTCCTTTGTAAGTTCAATTTTTTGCTGTATTCCTTCTATATCTTTTAGGTTACCATCGTTTATACTCTCCAGCGATTTTAATAACTCTTTTACTACTTTATTTTCTTTAAATCTCTCATTGTTTATTCCTTCGACATCCTTTTTTACAAGCCCTAAATAACTTAGGGTTTCTTCCATTTCTGTAGTAAAAAAATCACCAGCGCTTAAGCTTTTGTCTTCCGCTAATTTAAATAGTCCCGAGGACTCTATTTCTTCCTGTAACTCAGATAATTCTTCTTTTAGACCTTTTCTATATTTATCGTTGCTGACGAAGAGGGAGGAGAAGTTATAGCCGGCGCCAGCAGTAGGGTCATCTATAGCGTTTTGTAGATCTTTCGCACTGTCGTCCAGGCCTTTTCTATATTTATCTATCGCTGCTAGGGCTTGTTCTATTCTTTTATCAATTGATTCAGGGTCTATAATTTTATTTAATTGCTCACTTAACTCTTTTGTACCTATGTTAGATAGTCTATTTCCGAAAGCGGCTAAAGCGCTATTCCCTCTTTCTAAGCTATCATTCATAATATTTTGAGTTGTAATGAACTCGTCAGAAGATTCTCTGGCATCATTAACTTTATTCTGAAAGGCTTGAAAAGCTTTCTCTGCTTTTGTAAGCTGTTTTTCTGTTCTTAAAAACGCATAAACTACCCCGATTATAGCCCCTATTAAAACTACCCAGCCCGCCCAACTAAATAATGTCAAAAGAAGCGCACTTGTTTTTGCCGCTATTGCAGACATTGTAGCCATTGCTCCAGCAAACCCCGCAACCATTCCCGCGCCTGTTGCCGCTACAGTTGCAGGAAGTCTTGCCCAAATTATGCCCATACGAGTTACAGTTTGCTGATTCAGTTTTTCCATGTTAGCTAAGGTAAGTTTTAACTCTGCAATTGCTTGTTTATTAGAGATTTTATAAAGAGTACCTTCTTTTTTTAGGCGTCTTTTTAAGCTATCAATCTTTTTTTTATCTAGCTGCTCTCCTTTTGCGGCTCTGGTTAATAAAAGCTTATCATTTCCTTTATAGTACTGTTGAAGAGCTTGAGCTTGTGCTCTTACTTCTTTTTTAGTTGTTACTGTTTGTTTTTTTAATGCAGTCTCCGCCCGCTTTGAAGCTTTTTTAGCTTCGTCTGCTACTCCTTTATACTTTTCGGACGTGTCATTTAAAGCGTCCCCAAACTTTTTTACTCCAGGAATAGCAGTAGAAAGAACCCTGCCTGCAAACGGTAAAAAAGCTGCTATAATTAATGCAGGAAATTCTGCTAAAAAAGATGCAAGAGGTGCTAGACCTTTTGCTAAGAATACTTGGGCCTTCTCAACTATTGTTTCAAAGGATACAGCTAACTTTGCAAATTCATTGCTAGTAGTTCCAGTGGCCTCTAAAAGTCTTGAGTATTTTTCTTCTACTTGGCCTAGAGCATCCGCTGTAACTGCCTGAGTTTTCTGAAAAGCCGTCAACTCTCCTGTAATATTTAAAGCCTGCTTGTAATCTTCGGTGGCTGTTTTTAGTCTAAGAATAATGCCAAGTTCATCTAATAGTTCTGGCTCTGCTTTTGTAACACCTCTAACCAATCGATTAAAAGAGTCTGTTACATCTCTTCCTAATACCGCACTTACATCTTTTGCGGCTGAGCCAAGCTCAGTTAGCTGAGATGTTGATAGACCTGCAGCCGTACCTATAGCCCCCGCTTGAGCTGCGTCTCTAAAAGATATTTGAGAATCTGTCGCTGCTTGAATATCTTTAGCAAGTCGTTTAAAATTTGTACCAGTCGCAGCAGCGTAAGCGGCTTGCCCTGCTTGTAACTGAACAAGTGTTCCTGCACTCTTTAAAAAATTGAAAGCAGCAGTAACTGCAAAGATTTGAGCTGCAAGAACAGCGTAAGCAGGAACAAGGCCGCCATTTATTCCGGAAGCCATGTTTGCAAAATTTTTGCTGCCCGCACTAGCAGTTTGGGCAACCCCTCTTATGGCTTTACGGGTTTTTTTTGAGGTTTTTTCTGTTTTCTCAAGCCCTTTTGCTGCTTTCTTTGAGTTATCCCCGGTTTTGTCTAACTCGTTGCCTAAATTTTTAGCATCGACAGCGACTTTTTTAGTAGTACCTTTATCATCAACCTCAACGTCAATATATACTTTATTTTTAGCCATTAGCCTGTTACATTATGAGTGAAGTTTTTTCCACTGCTTGCTTTTTGCTTTCGCTCTTCAGCTTTTCTTCTGTTGTCCGCTTCTTCGGCTTTATGATTTACTAGCAATATTTCGTAAGTTTTCATAAAGTAAACAACTATACGTTTGTTTTCTACTTTGTACAATTCTAATAAAAATTCTGCACTTGACCAGTCTTTTCCTAAATAGCTTCCGGACATGCCATCCCACCTATCTGATAAAAGATCAAATATAAAAAATGCCACTTGGACTTCTTCAGGAAACGAAGACGTCTCTAGCGGCATTCTATCGGGGTCGGGGGTCTCTCCTAATTGTTCGCAGATTAACAGATATTTTTTATAATCTATTTTAGAGGAGGACTCTTTAATTTTTCTTTCAAGTAGTTTTTGTATTTCAACTACTTGTTTCCAGTAAAATTTTCTAAATCACCAACACTTTCAGTTACCCAAGTATCAAAGCTAGTTGCGTTTTTCATTAGCAACTCAGCATTATCTTGAGTATAAGGAAGCTCATCTTCGGGGTTTAAACTAGAAACATCTACCAATAGAAGCTCTTCTAAGTATTGATATTTTAGTCCTTTCCATCCTTTGATTACTGCTTTGCAATATTCTACTAAAAACTTTTCGTCATCTAGGTATTCTTCTGGTTGGTGCGTTTTTTTATTAAATTTTGTAGTTAAACACTTTTTACGCAACTTTAAAAGTTCTTCTCTTGCTAGATATGTTAAGTCTACAGACATTCCGTCATATCCGGGGAAGTCTACTGTAACTGTTTTACTTGGAGTCATAAGACTCGCTAGAGAGACGGGGCTATCGGTCATTTGTTTTCCTTTTAACTGTTCTAATTTAGTATCAACCATA